AGACTTCCTGCCCCATCTGTTTCACAATGTTCTTTGCCTGCTCTACGATAGCCTTATCCTGTTCTACCTTCTGTGCTGCCAGTTCTGCATTGTCCTCTGCTACCTCTGCCCCTACCCTGGCCTGTGCAGCATTGTTCTCAGATTCTTTTGCAGCCTGTTCCGACAGAGCCGAGTTGGTTGCGGATGTCTGTGCCTGTTTCGTAAGGTTCTCTACCTTTGCTACCTGTTCATCTATCCCAGATACCGATTCTACAAGTCTTCTGACCTCTTTTCTGTCTGCATCTGTTTTCGCAGAATCTTCTCTTGCCTGATCAGAATAATATTTCGCATTATCCTGTGCTCTTTCCGGCAAGTCCTCTCTTCCATGTGCCCAGCCCTCTGCCTGCTTCTCGGATTCTGCGGAACGTGCTGCGGATTCATTTACCGCTTTTATTGCTTCCCGGAATAATTCCGCATCCTCCGGGCGGTCAAAAGCTTCTGGCTTCGACCTTGCTTTTACCTGTATTTTAATTCTTCTTGTCGTCTTTCCGCTGGAGCTGTCTGTCAGGTACACGAATACATAGATGCTGTAATTCATATCCGTATCATTGTTTTCCAGCATAGAATCCGGAATTGTTACATCTGTCACACCATCTTTCGTTGTTCCGATTCGGGTAACAGTAGTACCTCCTGTCTCATCCAGCCCGAAATGAATTTCCACCGCAGTCGGAAGGCTTAATCCCTGGATACGGAGCACCTGGCCGTAATCGTACTGGTCTAAGCCTTCCACATATTTCGTTTTCTCGTCTTGTGTAAAATTTGCAATCACCATTCCTGTTACACCTCCAGTACATCTTTTGCATTCTTAAACTTCTCCTGCTTCTTGAGCCAGTGATATGCTTTTTGGACAATGTTCCCTTTAAACATTTCTGAATTTTCATCGTAATTGAAAGAAATGTATTCAGATTCGACATACGGAAATGCGTAATCTTCCCCCTGTAACGTTTCCGTATGGTCTATCTTCGCATAGTCCTTTTCTTTTTTTCGACCATCAGTATCTATGTAGGACTCCACAAGAATCGTGATCTGCTGATTAACCTGCACATTTACAAGAGAAATTCTGTGATAAGTTAAGGTCACACCGTTTTTTGATACAATCGTTTTATTTAGTGCCATACTTCCTCCTATACACCGTAGATGCATCGCAATACAAATCTATTATTTTCATATCTCACTCCGCCTGCTGTATAAGCTCCTTGATTTGCATTGTCTCCTATTACTTTCGTGTCGTAAAATGCCAGCATCTTCCTGCCGAAACCAACCGCATCCGCTCCACCAGACAGATTAAAGCAGTATTTGACCCATGGATGTTGCTCTACGAATTTCTTTGGAATAAACTGGGTATTCCACCACCAATCCCCCGGTTTATTGTTAACTGTATCAAAAGCAGAAAACACAAGGATGATTCCGTGTGGCTGGCTCAGGATAGATTCTGTAAGCACTGCCTGCTCTGAAGCATTCATGATCAGTTCTCCACTCCACAGGACGTTCATGTTTGCGTATTTAGTCAGGTCATTCTTTTCGTTAATAGTAATATTTGTAGCATGTAGGTTCATTCCGCTTGGGCGAACCCGAAGGAAAGTAATACCGCTTACAAGCTGGGAAAACAGTGTAGACCACAATTCTACCCCGTACTCATCCCGGACTTCCTGAATCGGTCCGACACCGCCAATAGTTCGACTTTCGTATTTATCAAAAAAAGTCATGAGGTTTTCTTTGATTTCAAGGACTTTTACACCGTTCAGAAAGTTGTTAATGTCAGCGGAATTTACTTTTCCAAGGTTTGACGTGATTGCACTTAGAGTCTGTACACTAAGGTTTTTCACAGAAACATAATATAATTCCCACGACGATCCATTCCAACTTTTAATCGGTTCACCATTTGCAACCTGCCAAAGTTGTCCAACTTCCGGATTTGGTGGTGCTGTTGGAGATATAATAATGCCGCTGCTTCCATTTTCGCCTGCTACGCCTGGCTCGCCACGATCCCCTTTATCCCCTTTAATTTTAGTCCATTTGTAATCCCGGTAATTAAGTGAATCGTTTATGTAAAAGTCTGTATACTGCCCTATATATTGCTTATTTATCGAGTCAAAAACAGAAAAATCCACTGACCCATCCGCACTATTAGCATAAGCGATGTGCAAATATGATGTTCTGCCATCCGCTCCATTTATACCTGCTATTCCTTGCTCGCCTTTTTCTCCTTGTGAGCCTTGAAACTGAGTCCATTTATAATCGCTCGGATACGGCGAGTCATTCGGATTGCTGTCTACATACGTTCCTATATATTTTGAAGGTGTCTCAGTCATCTGGTTCTGCGATGGATTCAAAACAGGGCTGTATTTAATATGGAAGTATGAGGATGTACCATTCAAACCATTTGTTCCTGGTATTCCTTGTTCGCCCCTTTCTCCTTGTAATCCTTGCAACCCTGGCTCGCCACGGTCCCCTTTTTCTCCTTTAATCCTGCTCCAATCATAATCCTGATAATTAGATGAATCACTGATGTTGAAATCCGTATATTGCCCAATATAACTTTTATTGATAGAATCAGAAGTTGAAAAACCTACAGATCCATCTACGCTATCAGCATATGCGATATGGAGGTATGAAGTCTTTCCGTTTTCTCCGTCTGCACCTGCAACTCCTTGGTTCCCTTGTTCCCCCTTATCGCCTTTGATCTTTGACCATTTAAACACTTTAGGGTCGCTCAAATCCACAGTATCTGACATTTTATTTTCAGCAATTCCCATGTAGATTTTCCCGTCTGGAAATAATGAAATGCCGGCGCCCGATTCATCATCCGCATAAGCAATCCATGTATAAAATGTTTTGTTTGCTGAAAGCTCTTTGAATTTTTCGGCCAAAAGTTCCACTTCTCTTGATATTCCACTATTTTTTAATATGTACTCTCCGAATGTAGCTGTTTTAGTTTTTTCTGTATCAGACGTTTCTAGTTTTAAAAGGCGTGTATTTAAATATAAACCAATATCATCGTCAATGATTGTTACTCTGTCACCTATCTGGACATTTTCCGGAAGTTCAACTATATCCGCTTCATAATTGATATCAACATCACAAATAGATTTTAGCTTTGTAACAGACCTTTTGCACAATTCACTCTGCGATAACGTATCGTAGGAATATGTTTTTACAATATGCCCAACATCCCCTAAAATCTGGTGCGGTTCATCTTCCCAAACATACCTTGACCATTTTTCCAAAGCCTTTCTTGAACATATTTTGTCACCATCTACATAAAAGTCCCCATCATCGTATTTATACCCTTTTAGAGTTATAGGAACGTCTGAATCTTCTGGTGTTCCCCCTGTTACAAGCAAAGCAGTAGCAAGTTCTGTGATAGATTGTTTTACTACAATCTTTTCAACCTCTTTCCCTTTTCTAAGCTGTACATCTGTTTCAATGCCACGTTTTTTGTGTATATTTATCAATTTCCTTGTTACTTTTAATCTTTCGATTTCAAAGCTGTACGAAATCTCAGCGTGATCAAATTGCTTTGCTACGCTTGCAAGCCTTTCTGTAACAGTTGCTTCCCCCTCCCATTTAAGTTTCCTCGATAAATGTGGAACTTCATTTCTACCAACAACAAATCCGCTGTCGTAGGCGAATTTATTTATATAATATTCAATTGGATACGCTTTATCTGCTTCGTAGTTCCCTACCACCTCATTTAAAAGGTCTAGCCCTGCATCTTCTGCATATACACTCACCTCCTGGCTTCCTGTATCGGATTCACTTTCTGTAATTGTGTAGAACTCATTTTCTTTTCCGCTTTTGCGTAAAATATAATTTCCACTTCTTGTGCATTCTTCTACCTTACGCCTATTTTCTCTTGAATAAGAAAATGTAGCTTCAAAAGAAGCTACTCCGCTTTCGGTGTCTTCAACTTTAAGGTCTGAAACAATTTCAATTCCTTTCTTAAGCTTTGTGCTCGCCATCCCGAGAATATTCAATTGTCTATCTGCAAAGTAAAGAATCATAAGAACACCTCTCTGTATTTCACTTTAAATTTCGGTTCATATCCTTGCTTCACAAAGCTTGAATATGCCGTTCCAATTTGATTAATCCCTTGTTTAAGGTAAAAATCTTCCCAATCATTTCCAAGTGCCCCTAGCCCTTGTTCTAAAATTCCATTGCGGTAGATATTTCCGCTTTCACAATCAGCGATCACTTTATCGTTTGGAGTAAATACATTTTTAATATCAATAGTTGCTTCCTTTACATCTTTAATAACTTTAGCATAATGTAGCCCATTATCTGTCAGCACCGGTTGCTGTGCATGCTGCCCGAATAAAAAGGTGATGGAATCAACTCCAGTATCGGTAATTGATTGATCCGTAAATTTTTTACAAATTCCGTTCACTGTAAATGTTATTTCTGCTCCATTCTTCTCTATCAGGGTTGCGGTGCGATCATTGAACCAAAAGTTCCCGTGTGCAACATCTACATCCGTCTTGTATGCAACTGCTCCTTTTACAAAAAAGTATATCGTTGCATTACTTCCATATCCACCCTTCACAATGCTAACACCTGCAATTATCTGTTTCCCGCCAACTAATAGTGCCTGAAATACACCCACCTGGCTAGCTCCATCCCAGCCGGAACCAATAGCAAAGGCATTAGAATAAAGCAGTTTACAATTAACTGCGTTTTGGATTGTTCGTGTGACAGATGCACCATGCCAATATGTGCCAGTTCCAAATTCTCTAGAGGTTAAATAATATCTGCTCGGTGCATAGCTCTTATATGCATTTATTACCATGCCAGAACATACTGTTTCAGGCAAAACCCCCGACTCGTCACCGGGTTTATCCGTTCTTTCAACTTTAAACTTTATCCCAGATAATGTAGTAGCTTCTGAGCTTAAGTTTCCAATTGAGAATGTTGCGTTTATCGTATAACCTGTGTTTCCATACCATATTTCCTCGGTTTTTTTTAGATATACCTCCTGCCAAACTCCACCTATCATAATTTTTGCTTTTAATGCATTCGAGCTCCCGAATATTGCTGTTGCTTCCTTTAATTTCACTGTGATTGCAATGGAGATGTCTGCTGTTTTTTCAGTTCTGTTTGTTGCCCTTGCTTTTACAGTATAATAAAAAATAATATCCCCGCTAGTTGTCGCTTTATTCTCCAAAAGAATTCCGTATGTGTCTCTATTTATCGCCGGAGCATCGTAAGAAGAAATTCCCATTCCGGCTACTCCGGTTTGAACAACATCTGAGCCTGTTGTAACTCCTATATTTTGCTTCCACTTTGCCTGAGCGGTTGCCCCGTAACTATCATGATTGCTAAAAACTGAGTTGACAAGAGTTGTTGTACTCGGTGGAATATAAGAGGAATCCAGTTCATTAGGGTTTCCTAGTTGTATTATTTTCTCGTTTTCATTAAAAAAAGCAACAAATCCACATTCTCCATTTGCAGACAACGACGTTTCATTATCATTCTCTTCATGGAAGTCTACACACAGTTTAGGGAATGATTTATAAGTCCCGCCATAATCAACCAGTATCGTATTGCTATTTTGATTTCCAAACGCTTCATACTCAGTAACGGAATATTTAAACGGATCAGCACAAAAGATTTCAAACTCTCCAACCACACAATTTCTGCCCTCTTCCACTTCACCAATTTCCGTCACTGTCCCGATATAAAACTTATCTTTTTCATCATTAAATATCAAAGTTGCTTCGTTTGCACTAAGAATATATCCAAGCATGTTATATGATTCTCGGTATTCTTCTGCACTTTTTGCCAGTAGTTGGTATCTTACGGTAATGATTCTCGGCGGATATCTTTTGCTTTTATTAACCGCACCATCTCTTGCTTTCATTTCGTAATAATCCAACTCGGATGCCAGGGCTTCTCTTCCTTTCGTCGATAAAGTTCGATATCCCCGTACCATATTTTCTATATACTCTCCATTAATATTTAAGGCTTCTGCGGGCAATGCATCGCCGCTCGAAGCCTCATTTACATCTATAAATTTATACATTGCCCTACGCCTTTCCTTGTTTTCTTCTATTTCTGCGTTCACGCTTATTAAGTTCGTCTTCTGTGTACTTAGCTGTTGTCTTCGCAACCTCTTTTCCGTCAATCTCTACAGGGACAATAATAGTGTAGTTTGCATTTTTTTCATATACACAATCATCACTTAAATCCGATGTAGATATATTTCCCGCTAATGCCAAATCAGGTTTTTTGATAGAAGAAGGAATATGAATTAGTTTCATGGATGTTCTTTTCGCTTCACCGAACATTTTTTTCATCCCTTCAACGTACCCTTCTCCCCAATACTGTCCCAATTTATCAGAGACTTTAGACGGGCTGTGAATTTTAGCTTTTGCACGTATTGCTTTTTCTGCTGCGGCCGCTAGCTGTGCAGCGATGCTTTGTACTCTCCCAAGAGATGCAGCCATGCCATTCGCCAGTCCTGCTCCGATGTTGTATCCACAACTATATGCTCCTGATTCTGTCTTTTTAAGTGCAGACAAAACAGAGTTAGAGATCTGATTAGAGGTTGCTATAGAAAGCGTTCCTCCTGCTAAAAGTCCTGCGTTGAATTGATTCATAGCCAACTTTATAGTGTCCGGTAACTTGTCTGTTCCGTTTTTTACTCCGTCGTTTATTCCATCTCCAACTTTTTTCCCTGCATTTTTAGCTTTTCCTGCTGCACCTGAAAAGGTGCTAATTAATTTATCTACAGCTGATTTCGCCTTGTTTCCAAGAGCGTCTAAGCCCTCATTTACAATCGACACAGAATCTTTCATGCTTGTAATAGATTTTTTTGCTGTTTTTGCATTACTAGCAATGGATTTCATGCTGGAATTCACAGCTACTAAAGATGCTGCCATAACGGCTGTTCCTGCACTTGCCGCTAACATAGCAACTCCAAACGCAGCTACCCCTACTGTTGCTGCCACAATTCCAATTCCGAATGCCACAAAAGAAGCTGTTATCAACAAAAGTGATGCACCTAATGCAACTGTCACTGCAAATAACGCAGTAAAAGCTACAACACTGCTCATTGCTCCTGAGCATACTAATGGCAAAGCAGATGCCAATACAGTTACGGATGCAGCTGTTACTGCCAGACCGGCCCCTAAGGCTATCGCTCCTGCAGCTAGTACCAAGACTCCGGCCCCTGCTACCAAAGTAGCTGCACCTACTACTAAAAGTCCCGCTCCAAGCAGTAATGCCCCTGCACCGGCTACTGCCGCACCAGCTGCAAACACGCCCATCGACACACCCAATGCAGCAATAGCAACCGCCCCTTGTAATCCATATTCCACAAGAGCCGGAAGGGCTGTTGATAAAATCACAATAGCTGTCGAAGCTAAAATCGCACTAACACCCACAAGAACAAGTGCAGCTCCAAATGCGAGAAATCCAACAGCTCCTGCTGTTAAAGCTGGTCCTAAAGCAGCTGCTCCAGCTGCCAAAAGTGCAATCGCCGCCACCATACCTACCATTACACCAATAGCAAGAGGTCCCGCATTTGCCAGGGCTATAGATGTGGCTGCAAGTACGGCAAATGCTGCACTCACAACTAAGATAGCTGCCCCAAGGACTAAAAATGCAGTGGCTGTTTGAACTAGACTTTTGCTTCCTTTCATGGATTTAAGCAAAAACATCATGCCCACAGCAACGCCTGCTACTGCCACAGCCATTCCCACTAAAACACCAATTGCAAGTCCACCTGATTCCGCTACTGCTACCGCAGAAAGAGCAAGTAATGCAAACCCGCTGCTTATAAGAAGAACCGCTCCTGCCATCATCATAAATGCTTGTGCTGATTTTAGAATTGAACCAGAACTGGATTTACTTGCTGATCCAGTTGCTTTAGTTCCTGCTGCAATACCAAATAGTTTTCCAGCCAAGCTTGCAATTCCTTTTCCAGCAAGCTTTACAATAGCACCTGAAAATGCACTTACGAATGGAACAACCGCTTTCACGATTTTGAATCCTTTATATGCAAGCAATAATTGCGGTAAGTGCTGCAACACCAACGCAATTTTATCTGCATTATCTTCCAGGAATCCTGCAAATGTTTTTAGGTATCCGGCTGCTACTTGTACAGCATCTCCAAAACTTTTAATACTGGTATCGGAACCAATTTCTCCTGTAAGTTCCGAAAATGCTGCCCCAACCGCAGAGAAAGCATCTGAAAATGCAGTTCCTACGCCAGACATATTTGTAATAAAAGCATCCCAATATTTAGAAACCGTTTCGAGCCCTGTTTTTACCTTACCCGCAAGGGCATTTCCATCTATCTTATCAAAAGCACCAGATAGTTTTTCAACAGCTTTAATTCCGTATTCCGATATCACATCAAAGGTAGGGAGTAATTTATTACTTGCCGTCTCTGACAATCCATCCATTGCCTGTCCAACAGTCTTGTATTGTGTTGCCATTTTCATGAAGGCGTCACTGGTTCCCACTTCTGCTATTGTATCTAAGAAATCTTCTGTTTTAACTTTTCCGGCTTGAATATCTGAAATGAGCTGTTGTGTTGTTTTCCCCATTGCTTTTGCTACTTGTGACATTCCTGCTGGAGTTTGTTCCAACATCAATTTAAAATCTTCCCATGCTACTTTGGGTTTTGCCGCCATTTGAGTTGCTTGCTGCGAAAGAGTTTTCATGGCCTGTTGTGGGTTTTCTGCCGCTGCTGCCAAACCGCCGAATCCTTTTACTAATTTTTCTGTATTTTTTGTCCCTACAGCGGCAAGCTGTGCAAAAGTAGAAGCCATATCAGATGCAGAATAAACAGTATCAGCAGCAAACTTTTGCAAAGAACTCTGGATATCTGCAATCTCAGCCTGGGGCTTCCCGTTCATGGACATATTTCCTTGGAAAGTTTTCCAGGCTGCAGACGCATTTCCCATTTCGGATACCATATTACCAATTCCACCACTTATGACAGAAAAAGCTTTTTGCCCAGCTCCCATCATGATTCCAAATCCAAAGCCACTGGTAATGGTCTCTTTTAACTGGTTAGCTGAATTTATAGCCTTTTTAAATGTACTGGAAAAGTTTGCATCTTTCGCCGATAGAATTGCCTTTACAGAAAAACTCTCTGCCATAGATTCAGCCTCCCTTCTTTAAAAATCTTCCAATCCCAGAAAATCTATCCTGAGATTTCTTTTTATTCTTCACTCTATCTATTTGTCTCTCATAATCAAAGAATTTACTAAACTTCTGATATACCGGTCTAGTTTTATTCTTGCCTACTCTTTTCTCTGCTTTTACAGCGTAATTCAAAAAAGCCTGCCAGTGTGTCCAATACTCTTGATCTACCTGTCTTAATTCCAAAGCTTCCATAAGAAGCTCATATTCCGGTATTGTGAGCTTATTCACCTGTTCCAGACTTTGAAAACCAAGGTATCGGAAGCAATTTATTGCCATTTCCCTATATACCTGTTCAAAATCTTCTTCTATTTCTCCGCATTCTTCGCTGCTTCCATCTGTTCTGCTTTGGCAATGTCCCTTCTGATATTTTTCACTGTGTTCTTCGTAGCATTTGTTTTCTCTAAAAAATCCAGCACCTCATCAAACAGACTATCAATATCGGTACTCTCTTCTTCAATGTAGGTATCTAAAAGTGGCTTTGTAACCCTTGGATTCATACCTTTATTTGCAGTATCCAACACTTCTTCCAGCTGTTCTAAATCCCCATCCATAATGCCGGCCACAGCATACCGCAGTCCAACTTCTTTGCTTTTCCCTTTAATGCCTTCTTCTGGAATAATCAGTTTTTTATTCATTTCTCTTAAAAATCCCATTCCAAAATTAAACTGATACACCTGTCCGTTAATTGTTAATTCCATCATAATTTTCATTCTCCTTCTTTTGCGATATCTTTAAATCCATACAATTCAATCATTTCCTGCTGCTCTACCGTAAGTGTTACTTCTCCGTCTGCTCCAGTTCCTTCAACTCCAAATGTCAGAGAACATTCTACATAATCCTCTGCACCGGATGTCTTTTCGAACTCCGTAACATATCCCTGATAATAGGTTGCTTTGTATTTATTTTGTGTAGTTCCAGCCTCTGCGAGGTTGATTTCCCAAATCTCCACTTTCCCTTCTTTTACCAAAGCGTCGCGAAGCTTCTGGATCATCGTGTCTTTTGCTGCTAAAAGTGCTGTGGTAGTAATTTCAATTTCTACACTTCCTGGTGTTCGAATTGGTCCATCTTTCGTTTCTGTGGTATCTGCATCACGGCTCATGGAAGTGCTGTTTTCTGTAGTAAAAGCCAGATGTGTAGCTGCTTCTTTTTTTGCATCAGCCAGCATTCTGTACATATAAACAATTTTCTTTCCAGATACTGCTTCTGCAAATAACTGTAATTTGTATCTATTCATGCTCATTTCCTCCTAACTAAAAGCAAACTCTACTTCCAAAATCCCATGAAGAAGTGGAGTTTTTGTTGTAGCGTCTGTTATAATTCTCTGATTCACATTCTTTACGAACCACGAGTAATTTTTTGTTTTTTCTATCCTGCGACACATAATTTTGATTTCCTGTAGCATCTTCGATATAGTTCCCCGTTTCTTTGGGCTGCTGTGCCAGATATGGATAGAAGGGTATGTGCTGCCGATAACCTCTGTTTTTGTGCTATGGTCTGTCTGCTGCATATCCCCAAGATAAACAAAAGGATATGGTGTATTCTCTGGTGGAAGTTCTCCGTCGAATACGTCATATCCCAATGCTTTGATTCTTAATAACAATTCTGTGAAGATTTCCTGCTGTGGGTCCATGGTATCACCTCGTCAATTTCTTCATGTCATTTCGAAACTTCGTCTTCTGCTCCTCAAAAGCCGGTTTTAAATATGGCTGTGCTTTCATGTATCTGGTTCCAAGTTCAACGTAAGCTGCATATTCCGCTGTCGGTTCTACTTCTGCAGTCATTCCACCATTACGAATTTCTGTCCTGATACTATTTTTCAAATTCCCAGAAGGCTTTACGAATACCTCTCCGCCTTTCTCTTTACTCCATTCATAATGTCCTTTAAACTCAGCCTTCCGCTTTGCATTCGCCTCTAACTGTGAACCATGTTTCCGTACCATATGTTTTACTTCATCCATATCCACGTTTTTCCTCAGTTTCTTTTCCAATTTTTCCGCGCCTACAATCTTTACTTTTGGCATTTCTGCACCTCCGATACCACAAACGTATGCTTGACCCTCAGTTTTCTGGAAGCATCCACCTGATAGATAGTCTTTCCAATGCGTATGCGGCTGAACGGAGCGTTATAATGGTTTTGAAGTTGTATGGTAAGGCTTCCCTGCTTAATACTGCCATATAGTAGTCTCAGTGTCTCCTCTCCCGTGTTTACAACAGATGCAAGACGCTTTGTTTCTTGTATGGTATCTTCACGGTAATCTCCAGTTTCCGGGTCATATCCGCCAGGAGTGATTTCTTGGAAATAAACTGGTGCATCATATCTCATATCCAAAGAATTCCTCCTTTTGCCTCATCCTGATTATGGGTTTCTTTATATGCTCGTATATCGTCCATATAAGCTGTAAAATCAGATTCCTGAAAATTTTGGCTTTCTCCCTCTACTGTGTGAGTAGAAAGCCCTTCTGAACCAATACGGTTATATCTGGCAATAGAAACTTCCATTATGATGTAGTTTAGTTCGTCCTTTGGGTCTATGCCTCCAAGAAGCACTCTTAATCTAGATTGGGTAGCACTCAGAATCCAAGATAATTGGGCATCCATGGATTTATCATCTCCTGAAAGTCCAAGCATCTGTTTTATTTTTTTCAGCATACATACACCTTCTTAGGCTCTTGCTGTCACAACAGCTGTTCCAGCTTTCATTGCCTGGTACTCTGCATTACACTCCACTACAGTAATGTTTTTTCCTGTTTCTGCAGTAATATCTGCGGTTCCATCCCACACAGACCATGTTTTCACATTTTGTCCATATGCAACACTCACTTCCTCTTCAGAAATTTTATACTTGTATGTATTGTTTTCTGTCTTTGAAGGAGTCACCGTAATTTTAGTATCTCCTTTGGAAGTACCTGCTGCTGACTGAACAGTAAGTTTTTCTAACTTAGATTCTCCTTTTTCCAATTTCGCAAAGGCTTCATCTTTTACGATCATAAATCCTACATCCATGGTTACTCTAAGGGCTACTAATTCCTGTTCAAACAGGTTTACTGGTGTACCATCCTCATTTTTCAGTGTAGATAACTGTGCAGATTCATCCAGCTTGTAAGACATACCAAATGGAATTCCATAGTACATATAATCGAAATCTCCTGCATAGAGATTTCCTTTTGCCATACCTTTCAGATCCACAACCGGAAGTCCGTCAATGGTATTAGCACCCCTGTCATACAGACTTTCCACGATTACTCCATTCTCGATTTTATGTACATTCCGAAGAGTGCTGCGATTCTTTTTGGTAGAAATAAATGCATTCACATCGTAATCTGCATCGTTTAATGCATCTTCCATGGAAAGGACATTATCGTAATTAATACCTCCGCTAATTACATTACCTGCTGCTACTGCAGATTCTTCCAAAGACTGAGGAAATGGATTATCTACATTTCGGATAGCTGCATCATCAAATTTTTGATAGAAAGCTTCTGCAATCTTTGGTTTCATCTGCTCAAAGAAATCAGACATTTTATAATGCAAAAATTCTCTGGAACATGGGATAATAACACCCAGCTTCTTAGCAACCATCTTAGCTTTCATCCACTGTGGTTTAGATGTCTGGATTTTCTCACCCTCACCTACCCAGTAAGCTCCTGGTCCTTTTGCGAAGTATTCAAATTCTTTCTCTTTTCCGTCCATCTCTTCGTATTTTGCAAGCTGCATTACCTTGCTTCCATGGATGATTTCTTTTAAAATCAACTTGTTGTACTTTTCGGGGATAGTACCATCTTTTTGTTCGTACATCGTTACGTTGTCTGGGTTGATTGTCTGTGCAAATAACTGCATTCCATATTTTTTATTTTTGTTCATATTTTCTTTACCTCCACTATTTAATAATCCTTGCTTCTCTTGCCATATCTCCAATGCCAAGATTCTTTGTTCCTGCTGAAAAAGCCCCACCCTCTTTTGGTGTGCTTTGTCTGGCCTTGGACTTAACAGCTTCATTTACTGCCGCATTAAAAAGTTCTACAAAGGAATCTACCGCTTTTTTTGTTTCTCCAGCATCCTTAGATACCATAAAAGCAAGCAGCTCATCAGAAATATTGATATTCTTTTCAGACAGCATTTTTCTCGCTTCATCCCTCATGTTAGACAAAGCCTTCTCATTTTCCAGTTCTGCAATCTTATCTTCCAGCTGCTTGTTTTTATAGTCTGCCTTTTCCTGAGCATTCATTTTTGCCAGTTTCTTTGCTTCATCGTCTTCTTTTTGTTTTTTCTTTTCCCACTCAGCAAATTTCCGGTTAATGATTTTGTTTACATCCTTGTCCGAATATTTTTTCTCATCCTCTGGATCATCCTCTTCATCATCTTCCTGTTCCTTTGTTTCAGGATTATTTCCGTCGGCACCTTCATTTCCGGAATCTCCATCTGAACCTTCAGAATCTTCTGCAAATAACTGCAGCATCATAAACTTTTTAAATTTCATTTTCTTTTACCTCCGATTTTTTAATCTATCGCGTTGATTCCCGTAGCTTATAGTTTCCACGCCTGACTTCTCCATAGCTTTTTATGTCTTCCATGCCTAGACAATCCGAACATTGTCCGGAAACTCATCCGCAATCATGCAAATGCCAATGAAAAAGGAATCCACCAGAGTTTTTGCTTTCTCTGAAAGATTCCTATACTTTATATCAGCCCTTCCGGGCGAGATATCACATTCTATTTTGTTCTCAGTCAAATCTTCTATGGATTTTACTAAGGTTTGTGTAAGGGCTGTCACTCCTGCACACACAATATCCTTGCCTTCTTCTGCATAATTCGCATGGCCGGATATCTGAATTTTATCTTTGCGGACACTTACCGCAATCATTGTTCCATCACTCCTTTGCTGTTCCGGTCATTCCCTGCCGGTGGGAGACTACTGGATCACCGCCTTTCTACAGATAACCGCTTACCATCAAAGCAAACCACATCACCGATTTTGGCTGTCTGGTCATTTATCCTCACCCCTTTCAATACCTCTGCTCCGTCACAGATGGCATACAGAAATTTTACTGTTTTATAGTTTATACGGTCTTCCAGCCACTTCGGTGCTAGCATATCCGCATCTTTTGTTATGATGTATTTCTGTATCATTCCTCTGTGTGACAGGTATTCGTGAGTTTTTTATAAACATCCTCATAAAGTTCCTGCTTATCTCCGTTAAATGTATATTCTGCATAGATACCATCACCAGATACTGTAGTAGATGCCAGGCATTTGTAGTTTTGTAATGTTTTACAACTCCACACGATAAATACATCTCCTAAATCAATTGGCGGTTCTGGTCTGTTTTTATTGTACCACTCCACCAATTTCTTCTGACATACGCTTTCAAAATGTTTCATTCCTGTAATAATCATAACTTTTTACCTTTCCTTTCTTAAAAATGGGTATAAAAATACCACCGGCCATTATTATGACTGGTGGTATCTACTGCTTATTTAAGTATCCGTTTTCGTATAAAAATATGCTTTCTTCGGATGTTAGTACTGAAAAAGGATTTACCCATGTATCATCCTCTGTCAACGGACCGTCATATTCATATTCCGATGGAATAAAACCGAGCTTTTCACAAATCCGCTGATACTCTTTTTCTTTATCCATCAAAACACCTCCAATTTAATTCCTGCATCATCCAACTGCTTCTTTACTTCTTTAGTATACCCATCTTTTAACAACAGGTCAAGCGCGGAAAATGCTAATGGAATAATAAACTTTTTCTTATCAACGGAATATTTATAAATTTTCCCATCATGACAAACAATCAATCCATATTTATATTTTCTGTCTATGCACGCCATGATATCAGGTAGACTAGGTGCACTGCTTCCTGGATGATTATGAATTGCAATGACAGAATATAAACCGGCATTCTCTAATAGCTTCTTCATGCTCTTGTTGGGTAAAGCTGTATTCTCTTTATCGAAGCCCTTATTGATTTCAGCATTTCCCGTCTTACTATCTATGAAGGCTAAATCTTCATACTTTGTTCCATTGCGGTGTTCTAACATATCTAGAGCATTTTCCCATAATATTCTACTTATTTTTGAATCTCCGGTAATGTCCGAGAACTTTCTCCGGTATTTTGCAGAACTAATCATAGGCTTGTTAATGATAGTGTCTTTATATTTATACTTTGGTTTGCTTTCTTCTTTTTCCTTACTCTTTTTGAATTTCTCCCATTCAGATGTAGTACTGCCTTTATCCAGAATGTTTAACCATGCATCATACTCTTCACTACCTTCCCACGCTGCTGTAGAACAATGGCAAAAAGGATGCATAGGAGGAGCATTCTCGCCAATCATCATATCTTTGACCTTAAAATGTTTTCCATCTAGGCTTTTGCAGATTTCACATACATCACTCTTGCCACAGGCTATATATTCGTAATATTCAAACCCGTTCCTTTCCAGGGATTGCTTCTGGGCTTCTGTCTGTATTCTGGCAGACTCTGTAATCATAAGACGTTCTGCATTGTACTGGCTTACTCCAAAACGCTTTCTAAGATGTGTAGCAAGTTCTCTTGGGTGTTTTCCCTGTATGATGTTCTGCTGCAAAAGTTTCGATAAATCTGCCTTTAGCATGTCCTGGTACATCCAGATACGGTCTGAAAAAGTTGCATTATGGAAAGAAGCATTTACAATAGCATGTGCCGCTTTAGCATTGTCCTGTATGGATTTTCCAAGGATTCCAGCCTGTCTTTCCAACTCCTCCAATGTCTTTTCTGTTAATTTTTCTCCCAGAAGCTTTTCCAGTTCATCAAACCCACTGACCAGTTCCAGGCCAATCTTAGCCTTTAACAGTTCCAGACGATTCACTTTCATGGTAAGGTTGTAAAGGCGCATCTCTTCATTTGCTTTATCTGAGAAATCTTTTTCTGCCACATACTTTTTTGCCTTCCTGGCATATTCCTCAATATCCAGTTTAGATGCGCGTTTCTTAGCCTCTGCAATGGTAATTCCTTCTTTTTTCGCATACCGGACATAGAAACCATTAATTTCCTTCTGGATTTCATCCAGCATATTCTGGTAGATTTCCTCTATCTGCTTTTGATACACTACATCGTCTTTGATATTCTTCTTTCTCTGGGCTTTTTCTCTTTTCTTCCAGTATTCCACATGTTTTCTATGTTCTTTGCTAGACATTTATAATTCTCCATCCAATATTGCTCTTGCCTCATCTTTTCCAATGCCAATAGCTGTAGATATCAGGTTCACCGCCTGGCCTTCTGAAAGAGTGCCGGCACTAAATTGTGACATAATAGCAATAAGGCTTTGTGTCTGGGCACCATTTAATGATTTACCCTGAACTTCTGCCCCCCCCCATCATCCTGCTGCACCTGATTTCCAAACATAGAAGCCATAACAGGGTCTTGCTCATTTTCTTTTTCCTCTTTCTGGATTTTTTCCATCTCTGCTTTCACATCGTCAATGAAAGAAGCCAGTCCCATCAAAGTTTCCTGACTAATTTCCATACCGGAATCGACAAGTGTTTTTAACTCTTCCAATACAGCTTTTGGAAGGTTTGGTGTGAATGTAATGGTTAAATTATCAAGGCTCGCATTATCAGCTTCATTCACGTAGTTTTTAATATTCAGAAGCAGCCGGTATCTTCGCATAAGTCCTTTTTTGAATCCTCGCTGTCCTGTCTTTGCCATCTGCTGGAATCCAAATAACTTGTACTTCATAGCCTCCCCTGACTGGGTTCCAGAAAAAGAATCATCCGTTAAATCCGGCACAAAGGAAATCTTATGGATATCCTTTTGTAGTCTTTCTTTATAAGCCTCCGTCCCTGTTACATCATATTGCTTATAGATGTATTTTGCATCTGTCTGTGATTTACTCCCATCTGGATTTGTACCTTCTGTCAAAAGCATTAGATTCGCTTTTTTCATTTTTATTAAATCATCTGTTTTGTATTTATTCAGATTCAAATTTCCCGTAATTACCATAGTTGCTTCATTTAAATCTGTCATATAATTAGCAGTATCTGATTGTGCAGCATCATATAAATCAATGAGGGGGATTACATCCTCGTATCCGCTCATGCGGTATCTGTCTGGTGAATACTCTGTAATCGGCACCTCTTCCCAGTAATGTTGTTCCCGCCTCTCTTCTTCCAGCTTTAATGCATTCATCTGGCAAGGTTTGTAGGTGATTACCTCTTTATCTGTATAAACGGTAACGGTAGTGAACTCCTGAGTTTCTACCTGGTATCTAGGATAGCGGACTGCAAAAAGTGGCGTTCTTTCTGCATCCAGACCATAGCACACAAAGGTTTCAAACACATTACTGATAACCGACCTGTCTTTATCCTGTTTGTTTCTGTATTGGAGTTCATAAGCTCTTCCATACTTTTTCATGTCCCGCCACAGCTCACTGTCCAGAGCTTCAATATCATTCTCCTTATCGTATTCTGTAATAATTTCATTTATTTTTTCATCATCACTTACTTTTTTGATAGGAATCCCTGTGTTGTAACCAACATCAAATACATTGATGACCTTAGCAAAATTATGGGCTGCCCTGTGATCCGCTCTTTCTTCTTCATTTCTCCTGGAGGTATCTCTGTATATACCACCGTTTCTGGCCTTGATATAATCATCCAATGCCTCAAGTCTTTTGCATTGCACTTCATGATGGTTCTGAATCATAGCAGCCAGTTTATTCACATCGTTTAAGATTTCCTCTGCACTATTAGCACGATAGGAGCGGTTTGTCTCTGGTCCGTACAATTGCTGAAAACTTTTTGAGGTGTGATGTGCTGCATCTGTTCCATGTTCAAATTTATTTACTTCTAACATTTAAAACATTCCTTTCAATTTCTCCGCTTGCTCAGCCATGCTCTGTCCAGGCAATTCAATCTCATTCACTGTCATATCAGAATAAATACCATATCGGATTGCACAGAGAACATCATCATTTTCTTTTAGTGGTTCCCCGGTATTTTTCTTCCAGATATATTTATAAATTTCTTCCCTAAACCTTGGGCACTTGGAATATACGATAAAGAATTGTTTATTCGTCATAAGAGTGGCAATTGCTTCAATCCCAGAAAGTACACGGTTATTTCCCACATAAGCATCAATGCCAGCATTCTGAAACGCTGCAATGTGCTCTGGTCTTGCTGGATCGCAATAAAAAGGGACATCACCATAACGTCTGATGATATCCTTCGCTACTATTATCCAATCTTTGATATACTTATGCTGTGCAGCATGTTCTTCAATAATGTAGTAACTGCTGCCTTTAACGCCAACCACCACAATAGCACCCCAATGCTCCCATCCCCAGTCAACTCCACAAAACACCCTATCAAAGATAATTTGCTTTGCCTGCAATGGTGTAATCACATGGACGTTCTGGTCAAAATCAGGATACACAACCCCTTCTCCAGAAACCCATGCCCCGTTAATGCCCCTATCATAAAACATCCCTTTTGGCGTAGATTCTTTGATATTTTTTTTATAGCGCTCATCTAAGAAGGTATTATCGTCCAAACAGAAGTGAAAACTCATGATGCCTGCTGCTTCCGATTTGATATAATCTTTCAGAAGCCAATGTTCTGGATGATCCGGGTTGGTGTCTGTAATGATTCTAGCTCCCGGTCCCGAACATCTTGCCTTGATTTCATCGAAAACTTCCTGATTTGCTAAAGAGGCCTCGTTAATATAAGCACCAAAAGCTGTCATTCCTCGGATGCGTCCAAGTCCACTGATATTCCCATGTGATGTCTGCACTATCTTTACTCCAAACAGAGTAAAATTATTGAATTTATCAAATTTAAACTGAAATCCATATTTATTGGATAGCTCTGTTAAAATATTATCCTGAATGTTTCCCATGGAATATCCTGCAAGAATGTACTGCGGTGTGTCAATTTCCAGTTTATCTGCAGTTTTTCTAACACGAATCAACTCTTGCAGGAAAATATCATTATCCAACTGCGTTTTCCCAGAACGTTTTGCCCCATGATTTATGAGTAGGAACCAGTCTGTATTTCTACACGCTCTTAGGATTTCTATCTGCTTTGGAGTATATGCTTTACTCAGATCCAGCATCCAAAGCACCTCCAATTAAGTCGAACAGTTTCATCACCTTATCTTCTGTTTCATCTTGTCCGGAACCTTTTATTTGTTCTGTCTTAGCCTTTATATTTTCAATTCTTGCTCTTTGTTCCTCTGTTGCCATATCCCAGTTTTTATGCAGCATTTCATCATATTGCTTAATAAGGGAACGAAGTTCTCCCTGGGCTCTGGCCTGGGCTTTTAAGAATTCATTTTGTTTATCCCATGCCTGCTGCACCTCCCATTTTTCTCCCATTATTTTTCCTGTTTTCTCTTCCACCTTTTCAATGGTTTTGTCTTCCTGGTCTTTTACATAAGCAATCTTCTGTGCCCGGATAATGGCAGCATACGCAAGTTGTATCTGATGCCAGAGAAGGTCTAGTGGATCTGCTTCTTCTATGGCAGAAAAAATCTCCCTGGTTTCATCCGGGAGATACTTTGAAAAGAATCCATATTTTTCTGCGTTCTTATTTCCTTCAGGTGCTCCATGTCCTGCTGCATTCTGGTTTCCTAACTTAGCTTTTTGTGTGCACACCTTTCCTGTTTTTGTGTGCACACTTTTTTTACCATCCTTTGACCATTTGTATCTGGTTTTCCAGGACTTTACTGTATTTATGGTCACGCCGTATTTCTCGGCTATTTCTTTGTATTTCATGCCATTTAGGTAATCCTGATAGGCAAGTTCTGCATTTGTTGCTTTTACTTCTCCATCCAAACATCACCACCTCTCATTTCGTTTGTTTTGGAAAATACGGAGAGTAGGAGTCGAACCCACAATCGCTGGATATAAGCCAGGTGCAACGTACCGCATCACCTTCTCCGCATAAGAAAAGACACCCGACTGCTGCCAGATGCCTTGTGTGCTGAAAGCGTTTGCCACAGTCAGCTGGTTTATAATTCTTTCTAGTCAAATTGGAAAGCCAGGAATCGAACCTGGGACTTGGAATTGTTTCCTGCTCTACCAACTGAGCTACTTTCCAAACCTGTATCTATACCAGAAAAGAGGACGGACGGTCTTTTATGGCATTTACCTTTCAAGGCACCATATAGGCGTTACCGTCTGAGCCTGATACAGCAACAGAGCTGTGATACCCTGCTGCCATGCCATACAAAAAGGAGTACTTATTATGAAGACCATTTCGTTTCTGTTCCCAGTATATATACTAACATTTTTAAAGCGGACATGAACGGACATTTCTTAAATAATTTCATTTTTTTCTAAGAATCTGTCATGACGTTTCCTGCAACTCTCTTCCGTATAGCTTATTCTCCGATTCGGAAACCTTTTATTCATATCTGTTGCCACTCTTCTCCATGTCATATCGTCTATGTAGTAGAACCGGAACATCTGCCTTAAATCACTCTTTGGGATTGCATTTATGAAATCATCTACCGCATTCATTGCTTCCTGAAGCTCATCTTCCATGATGTGAAGCTTTGCTATTCTTTTCTTAATCATAAGCCTTACCTGGTCATATTCTGGGGTAGGAAAGCCGGTAATCTTAATTGCCCCTATGGTCCCATCTCTTCTTGTACCGGTTACCGTATCTGACACTACCCCTTCTTCTTTTATCCTTTGTAGTCTCTGCTCATCTCTATCAATCCTTTCTCTCAGGTCTCTTATTTCCCCTTTGATTTCGCAGTATTGAACTAAGATATCTTTGGTCAGTTCCACCGGAATCACCTCCTGTATCTCTTCCCCGTCTCCTTGTCTCTGATTTCTGTCACTTCCATACCGGATTTTCCTGCTGCCAGATTCAGTTCTTTAAAGATATTCCAGATATGCCTTGGCATCCGACTGGCTCTATGTACTGCTATTTCTGCAGTAGGGTCTTTGTAACCTTCTTTGTTCATCTGTACTCCTTCCTGACATATAGGACATACTTGCCTTCCCTCTGGGATTATTTTTCCGCAACATATGCATCTGTCTTCCATTGACTACCTCCGCTAAATTTGTTTTTCCTCATTAAGCCAGTCTCGTATAAAATCCCGTCCATGGTCATGCTCACACGTTTTAAAACATCCGCATTCAAAATCTGGGCATCTTTCATCACATTCAAAATCCTGTTCATAGAGAATTTCAATTAAATCTTCCTCACTTGCGCTTTTTATAATGTCTATGTTCTTCATTTCGCACCTCCACTAAAGTTTAATTTAGTTAATGCCCTGCCAGAAAGGTATTAAGCATATTCTCTTTCCAATCTTGTTTGTCTGCTGCTCTGTATGGTTTTGGAAGTGGCTTCCAGGCAACAACCTTGTAATGGTGTAGCCTCTCATCAAACCATTTCCCATTTTTAAAATATAACGTTGTAGACACCGTTGCACCTTCAATTGTCACAAGAAATTCTGCTGCATCTTCACCGACATATGCCTTTGCAAGTTCCTCTTCATTAGGCAGACGCTCACTGCATGGAATCCAATCTTTCTCCTTGCTATTCAGCCCATTTATAATTGTCCATAAAAAATCCATATCCCTGTTGAAAGAAGCTATGTCCTCATCCTGTATTTCTCTTGGTTTATCATTCCACAATTCTCTTCCCGCTCTTTGCCCATAAAAGAAAGATAATTTTTCAAGGATATCATTTGCCTGTTTTGTGATATCTGAGATATCTTCCATGCAACTATGGATAATATTCTGGCACTTATCCACTGCCCTGTTCCATTCTAAATCTTCATCATTTCTCACAACCCTGTAAATACTGCTTGTCTCTTCTAAAATCTTCTCAAGTACGTTCATTCTTCCACCGTCCAATCTAATTTCTGTCCACAAGCGTTACAATGATTGTTTTTACTGGAATCCACAACAAATCCACAATTAGGACAAAAGCCTTTGTAATATATTAAACGCCCGTAGAAATCCCTGAAGTTCTCTTTCGCATCTACTTTCTTTGGCAACTGCTTTTCCAGTGCTTCGATTGCAGTTTTTGCATGTTCAATACTTTTCTCTATCGGTTCATTATCATTTTTAGGTTCAAAAGTTTTGTTATACTCAATCTTTTGTTTGCCTATATCAATTGTAATTTTTAATGCTTTGATTGCTTC